CCTTTAATTGCCAATCTTTTTTCCGCCGTGTATAACTTTAGTACGTTTCCAATTTCATCCATCGCAATTCGAGATGTGAAACTTTTCAACCCATTAGTTGCATTACTGTAATCAATGGATTTGAAATATTCATCATCTTCGAGTTTGCGACCGAATCTTTTGGATAACGCATCTTCATCTACTGGATTTTTGAAAAATTCAAATATTCTGTGTTTGAAGAGAATCTCCCTCATTTTAACCTGTAATGGTTTCATTACAGTGTATAAAAAGGGTGGTCCTTTTGTTATTACACGTGTTTTAAGTGGTTCTGGCAATCCGTGTGGTATCGCATCTGGGTCTTCTTGCAGTGCTTCTCCGAGAAGTCGGATCCAAAATTTTTCGAACCGACTTTCCAGACGTGTGGTGTCGACCTCATATTCCGGTATTGGGGTTTCTTGGGAGATATGTTCATCCTCCTTTGTTACCTTTTCTCTTACCTGTATGAGGGGTGTTTCATCACGTAGTCCTTGCAATGAGTCTGAATCATTTAGAATTGAACCGACTGCTCCCGCCAACGCTCTGCTATTAATATAATTAGCATTAGTTGATGGGAAGAACACTTTTGTTCGGTCGAACGTACTGTAGGTCTCATCTTTGAAGAGCTCTCTTACAGTACGTCTGATTTGCATTTCAATTCCAAATTTTGACAGACTCGCATCCTCTACTCCTTCCTCAACGTCGATCCAATTTTTTAACTTGACCGTTCGGAAATCTTCTCCATTTATAGTTGTTAATTCTGTAAATGTGTCGATTTCTGCCCGTTTAAGATCATTGGAGTTTGGCCTGGGTAAACCCTTTTTGACCATCAATATTGAATTGATGAAGGATAACTTTTCCTTTTTACTTCTTGGATTGCCGATGTTTGTACTTAAGAAATTCTTAGTACATTTGACAGCGTGCGTTCCTCCAAGTAGAAGAAATGGTTTATCCCCGTCTTTCATTGTTAAGGGTTTCTTTGGTAGTTGTTGGTTAGTGTAGTATGAGAAGAATGCGGCAAGTTTGTATTTCATGAATTTGATCCAAGGGGTTTCCCCCATCATGTCAGCCCATGTCTGGACAGTCTTTGTCCAATCGTATTTTTTACTCTCCGGTAATACCGAGTGTAATTTATATACAATTTCCAAAGTTCTGGCGCACGACATTAGTGCCTCGGTGGGTGACATTATTCGTGATTTACGTGACTTTTTGTGATTTTTGTGATGATTTTTGCTCTGATTGTGATTTCGTTTACTTCCTCCTCCACGAGATGATCGTTTGACGACCATTTTCGTGTCTCTAAAATTCTTTAAGAACTAGGTGGTGCCGGAGTACCTGACCGGCGTATCTGTATGCAAATAGCAGCGTTGTTGTTGACCAATTGTTCAACTTCCGCGTTTAAGGCGATGAGTTA